TCACGCCGCGCTGCTGGCCTTCCGGCAGGCTCTCGCTGACGAACCGCTCCATGTCGCGCACATAGTCCTCATCGGTCTTTTGCACCTGCGTGTCGCGTCCTGAGTAGCGGTATTCCCGGAAAATATGCCAAACGCCCTCGCTTTTGCCCCATAGCAGAGCAGCGAAGGCGTTTTGTGTGCCGTAGTCGATGGAGATGAAAACGTCACGCCAGCGCGGCGGCGTGAACGGTGTTTCGAGCGCTGAGGAATAGCCGGGGTAGATCATGCCTTCCGCAAGCGACCACTCGCCCAGAATATAGCGCTTATAGTACACCGACCCGGCGTATTCGCGTTTCAGGTTTTCAATAAACTCAGGCGGCAAGAATGGGTTATCATCTATCGTGTAGGTTTGGCTGAATATGTCCGCGTCGCTGTCCAAAAATGTCTTTAACCAATGACTGGGATATTGCGGGTTGAACGTGCCGTCAAAGCAGGAATACGCCTTGTCCAGGCGGCTTTTCAGCAGTTCAAAAACTTCGATGCTCCAATCCGCAACCTCGTCTCCGTAACAATACTTGATTGATGCGCCACGAATTTTTGAAACTTGCGTGATTTTCTCCGCGCCGAGTGCGTAACAACGTTCGCCAAAAAGCCAGATGCGATTATCACTAGATATTGTGCCGACAAGCTCATCGCCATAGATATTCCGCATAGGTTCAAGCACGTTTCTTTCAATCGTGCTTTTGGTAACACCGAGAATGACCGTCAATCCCTCTTTCCCGATGCGCTCCCTTATCCGTATCGGAATGACCCATCTGAAATCCAGATATGTCTTTCCGCTTCGCGTTGCTCCGCCCTTGAAGTTCCATCTATGATGCGCCTCGCGTACAAACTCCGTTTGTTTATCGCTTAACAGCATCTTGAAACTCCTTTAACAGCGAATCCAGCTTCTCTACCGCTTTGTTGTCCTCGTTCTTCACGTTATCAGCCTGTCCCAGCATATTTTTCCCCAACCAAATCAGCATCTGCACATTTCCGCTTTTTGCCTGTAAAAATTGCCAGTGGCGCAAGCTGAGTTTTGATTCCTGTACACCCCACCGATACGCTTCCATCGCCTTTTTGTTGGCGCGGAAGGTCGAATCTGCACAGCCGACGGCGTGCGCAAGTTCTTCAATCGTCGCGCCCTCGGCCGCAAGCTCCTTGATTGTATCTAAACGCTCCTCGGTAAACTCAAAGCGTGGTCTTCCGCCGGGCAAGCGCCCACCTCCTTCTTGTGTTAGCGAGCGCTCGCCCATTGTTTAGGTGCTACTCGCTCTCGCTCGCATCGAGCTTTGCACTCGGCGGCTTTCACGACGGCGTGCGCCAGCGCCCGAAACGCCGGTTGCGCGGTTGATTCTGCGCTGCATTGCGGTCATGCAATCACCTCCTTTCTGCTACAAAAAAAAGAGCCACATGCGCAGCTCTTTCGTGGAGTTTATCAGATATCCATAGCCCGCGCCGAAAACTCTTTGTCCGGCGCTTTAATCTTTGCAAACTGCAAATCCGGCGTCCTGACCGGGCGCTTCACCGCCCGCGCCATCTCTCGACCGTCGATGTACTTCAAATCGGTTTCCATGCCGACACTCTGCAAAAACTCTTCCTTTTGCGCTCTGCTCTTAAAACACAAGCAGACCCAATACTCAGTGTCGCACATATCGCGGAATCGGTCATTCTCCGCCTTCATGCGCTCGCGGAATCCTTTTTCAACCTCGCCCATTTCTTCAAGGCATTCGGCTTCGACATTTTCAAGGCTGTCCGCCTGTTCCCGCTCCTCCGGTTCGGGCACAGCAGGTTCTTTTTTGTCCCAATAGCCCATTACATTTCCCTCCTCATAATTTCCAGTTCAGCAAGCGGAAACCATGTAATGATTTTTTCGTAATCTTCCGGATAATGCTCCTTGATCGGGGCAAGGAATCGGTAATCAATACCGTCAAACGTTCTGCCGAACAGCTTATAGTCAGGCGGAAGTTTCACGCCAGCCGAATCTATTTCCCGCAAAAGGTCAGCTTTTGTCCAATCATAGACCGGGTAAAAACACTTCCGATTGTGATTAATGCAGCCGTGCGTTTTCAGGCCGACGCGGCGCATAGGTGAATCCGCCATGCGAACGCCCGTTCCGGTGTACGCGCCGTCCGGAAGCCCGGCGGTCTGGCGGACGATCTCGCCAATCATCGCGTCGTCGTATTCTTCGCCGGGTATGTCCAGCGCTTCGATTTTTGTCACATGATCCGGTGGCTGGAACACAAGCCCTCGCATCCAGCGGTAAAGGCTTCGGTGCGGCAGCCGATAGATATGCGTCCCGAAAAAATCCTCATAGTACGCAAGACTTCTTTCCACAAAGCCGAGGTTCGGGACGCTATAGCAGTAGTACGGTACGATGTGCTTAAAGTATCGGCGCATTTGCAGCCACGCCGCGATGCTGTCCTTGCCGGTGGAGAAAGCAATAATCGCTGTGTCGCACTCCTGCGCCATCCGCTCGCAAAGCTCGGCGCTGTTGGTGTACTCAATCCTTTCATACATTGCCTTCGTCCTCCTTCCTCATGCGCTCGCGCATAGCTACCTTAAGATAACCGCTGACGGTCTCCCGCTGCGCATCCGCATGATTTTTTAACCTTTCATATTCTTCCTTTTGCATTTCCAGTGCTACGCGGCGGATATGACGCTCTTTATAGCGTCGGGTTGCCGCAATCTGGCTTTCGGTCGGCATCCCATCACCTCCACCATTATTATAGCGCTTTTCCATATATGTGTCAACATATATTTTTTGTTCGCCGCAGTTTTTTTCCCTGAATCAGCATAAGCAACGCCGCTCCCACTCTGCGTCCCTGTTGCGTTGCGTCCCGATTTGCGCCGGAGGTAAAGCACAAATCACCCCAAAACAAAAGCCGTGACGTTCGCCGCGGCTTTGCTGCTGATTATTTGCCAGCGTCCTGCGCTTTGCGCTCTTCGCTGATTTTAATGTTATCACACTGTCGCACTCTATGTGTAGCTCCGACCGCTCTATAAGTCTACTGCAAGTCGCCTATAATCTCCCTCTTGTACGCCCAGCCTGTGCTTTCGGCCAGCCCTTGACGTGCCGTCGCCTCAGTGACGGAAAGTCCCTCGATAAAATACGCTTTGCAAAACTCTCGCACTCGGCTGACCTTCTCAAGTGTTTCGATTTGCAGCACAATCTTGTCGATCACCTCAAGCGCCGCCGAAATTGCCGTAAGATATGCCGTGCTTGCGGCTTGCAGCGCCTCGAAAGCCTTGTCACGCCGTATGACATAGGCTTCAAGCCCTGCACCGCTGGACGAGCCGGACGGCATGCCTGTGAGCTTTTGCGCCGTCAGATAGGCGGCTTTCTCCTCCTCGTAGGCTTCTTCTGCCCTCACATACGCCTTGCGCTTTTTCCGCGTGTCAAGCAGCGTTCGCTTGTCCGCTTCCGTCAACTGCATTATTAACCTCCTTTTTGCGCCTTTCTCTCTTTTCGATTCCGAGCATTTTTAAGCTCTCCGCTTTTGTTGCTCCTCCCAATACGGAAGGCTCATTTTGTTATACCACTCATTCCATTTTTCGTATTCATCTTCATATCTCGGTTTGAATCGGTCTAAATGCGCGCTTTGCATACATTCTTCGCACCGCGTATGCTTTGTCAGCGAATTGTACGTATGGTATTTGCACATGCTGCATGTTTTGTATGGATTACATACCCATAGCTGACTTATCCAGATACATTCTTCCAGCGTTAATCTAGGGGGTGTCCATCCACAGAATTTCCATCCGTTCAGTTCAACTTCCCACGCACATTTGCTGCACCTGTCTTTTTCCCAAGAGTTCTGCAACACGCCAGATTCATTTTTTGGACATAATGGTTCTTCGCTTGCTATCCGATTCGACCGAACAATTCTTGCCGCCACAGGTGTTCCTCCCTATTGATGTGTTTTCTGGCGTTCGCCATACTTTTTTGAGCAATCAGCAGGTGCTTTTTGCACAGCTTTTTCCCTTCTGCGTGGGGCTCTGTGCAGTATAAACATTCTCCCGGCGGCTTCCACTCCGCATGTTTATGATTTCTAGCGTCTTTGGACAGGTGAAATTGGCATCGCACTTTTCCCGGCACGGCTGGCCTAGCACACGCTATGCACTGGCCTTTTTCCTTTCTGTCCGCCGCCCTGCGCGCGTTAGCTTGTTTTTTCGAGGCTTTGTAATCTCCACTTTCCAAGTAACGTCCTTGACGTTTCCTTTCTTTTTCAAGGCAATCAAAGCATCTGACGCGCCCAAGCATTGCGTCTTCGCGGCCGCAAGTAACGCAGATCCCGTGAGCCTTGTACCACATATACATTTCTGTGCTTGACACAAGTATCTATCTCCTCGCCTTTTTCTGAAACTTTTCCCAGCGCTCATGACTGCGCTTTTTGCTCGTTCCCTCCAAGCAAGCCGTGTAGCGGTTTTCTAGCGCCGTCTTCCTGCCGTCCGCATACGCCTTGTATCTCTCGCATCCCGCGTGTCAGCCGACAGTGCGGCTCACGCAGTCGCGGCATGGCGCGTCATTCATGATACCTCGCCTCCATGTACTCCGGCAATCTCTGCCGCATCAAGCACTTATCCTTCACGCTCCATAACATCCTTCAAATCTTTTGCGCACCTGTCTGTAAAACTTATCCCGCGCCACTTTTCCCCACAATATATGCACGTGCAATAAATAAACCACTTTCCATCTTCATGGCGCCGTGCGCTAAATTCAAGCCTCGTATGGTGGCATAGCTTCTGCATGATTCGCGTCATCAGCTTTCCCACGGCGTTTCCCGCCTTTCCGCTTCCGTCGGCTTGCGCAGCCAGCAGCGCCAGAAATCGTTATAAGACGCATTCTTCCGATAAAATTCATCTCCGCAACGATCTACTAGCTTTGTGAAATCGGGCTCACATCGTCCCCATCCCAGAATAACTACTTGTGCTCTCGTCCTTAGGCGGTCGTCGTACCACATGACCTCGCTTTTTGCAACCTCTTCCAGCGTCAGCACGCGGTTTGACATCGCGTCCTCATGCTTCCGTAGCCTGTCACGCAGATGCCCATATCCACTAAGCGCCGCGTATACCGTTGCAACGGGGCAGTTATCAAAGACACAACCGGAGAGAAGCTCATCCTTTTCCTCGTCGGTCATGGTCTGGTCTGCAAATGCCGAACATCCAAACTCCGGACAAAGCTTTTTGAAGCAGAAATCCGTAATAGGCATACCATCCGTGCCATCTTCACTGTAACGGATGTAGCTCCACCCGTCTTTCCCGTAGACCAAATTGAGCATCACCTCGAAATTGCCTTTCGGGTTGTCCGTTACCATTTTCGGCAAATCGAAAACGGATTTCTTTTGATTCTCATTCATGGCTTTTCCTCCTTCGGCGGTTCGGGCTTCTGCGCGTCCTTCTCCGCCGCCAGCTTTTCGAGCATGTCGGCGGCTTGCGGATTTATGATGCTTCCGCAGTCGTAAAACCCATAAAGTGCGCAACCTGTGCAACTCGCGCTACCGCAGAGCCTCAGCGCCTTGACCAGCTCTTCCACGCTTAACTGCGGAATTTCGGTCTGCTTTTCGGCGTACTTGCACACCTCCGGGAACTCGCTCGTCGGGCACCAATCGCCGCAATACGGACACTCGCCATTGGTGCAGACCCTCTCAAACTCGGTATAGTACCATTTACATTCCATCCACCATTTCCTCCGTTTCATCGAAAATCCCAAGCTGCAACTCGTCGTTTGATTGGCAACATCGGTCACACCTCATCTTTTTTCACCCCCTTCTTTTTTAGCTGTCTATCATCTGCTTCTTTAAGTGCAGAGAACACCATGCAGTAGATACTCCGGGCGTAGTCGGTGTTCACCGGAATCATTGGGGCGACAAAGTGCCAGCAGTCCATGTAAGTTATTTCGTTATCCATTTTCATCCTCCAAATCCATTTTTCCCCCGCAGTTGGGGCAGTAATTCAAGCTATGCCCACCACGTCTGCCTTCTTCGTAGCACAAGGCATTTCTGGTGTTCCACCAGCCACAGATAGAGCATTTGTCGTGGCTATACGCCGGGTATTTTGGATTCTTAACGCTTTCCCACCGTCCATGAACCACCGGCGCAACGTCGGCGGCGGGAGCATCTTCAATATCACGCAGCACCTTTGCTGCTTGCAAATATGCAATTTCCGCGCTATTATCGGCGAAAACGTCTCTTGTGTAGAAAGCCCCATGGTACCGTTCTGTATTCTCGATCGCCCTCGCCCCGGCATTGGCGGCAAGGATAATCTCCGATGTCCGTTCGATGTATTCACTCATCGCCAGCCCTCCAAACGTCCACAAACTGCTTTTCCACGGTCACGGTAACAAAAGATTCACCAAACTCGTCTGTCAATACATCCTTTATTTTTCCTGTCATTTGATTTTTATAAGCATCCCGCAATTGTTCGAATGTTTTCAGATGTGGCGTATTCTCATCGACATCCATCTCGATAACGACCTGAGCCACATAGCGTCCTTTAATCCTGCTCATTCTTCCGCACCTCCGTTCCACGGCGTTTCCTCCATTTCTTCCTTCGTTGGCTTGCGCAGCCAGCAGCGCCAACTCCTGCCATAGTCTCTTTGATGCAGCCATGCGTCTGGTTCGCCAGTGCATGAATACATGACATCTTGCACACCATCTTCCGATTCATCTTCGAAAAATATCGAAACCGAAAGGACAGCACATTTGATTTCTTCACCTTCGCATCGGTATGGCCTAATCTTCAATTCAAGCCAATGCATCGCCGTACCGAAGGTGTCTACTTCTGCGTTTCTGGCCTCTTCCAGCGTCAGCACGCGGTTCTTCGGCTCGGCGCGGCGCATCGCCGCAGCTTGCAGCCGTTCTATGATTTCGTCATTCGCCGTGTCTCCGGGAAACTCTATGCGCGGCGATGTGCTCTCACACGTCATGCACTTATACTGCGCAGATAAAAGCCCCCAATCGGGTGTAGTCAGAGAGACGCGGATTTTCATTTCGTCTCCGCAATATGGGCATTTAGGCGTTTCGCTCATCGCTCTTTCCCTCTCTTTCCGCTTCAAGCTGTTCGATGTAGGCGAGCGCGTCTATCATCATGGTCTCGACACATCGTTCATAATCGTTGTATGGGCATTGACTGCTGCAATTACCTTTTTTGCAAATGCTTGCGTAATACTTTAGCTCGTCAGGTGTTGCTTTCATCGTTCTTCCTCCGTTTCTGTTTCTTCTCGCCCTTTACACTTCTCGGATTTAAGTTGCAAAACCAGGCTTACAAGCTCCTTATTCGTCACATTCTCATTGCCAAATAAGGATTTTTTAAGTTGACGGCAAGTTTTAATCGCCGAAATCGCCGTTCGTTGCCGCTCAATCCACTCGTCACAGGCGGCGGCTCGATTGGCGTTTATCGGGCTTTCCTTTCCCGGTAGACAATAATCACTTATTTCAGTTCCTCCACATAGTACCAACTCTGGGGCGGGCGTTTGATTTCAACAGGCGCATATCCAAATTTCGTTTTCCGCAACCCCTTGAATTTACTCAGCGGCTTCGGCGTATCGTAGATTTCCATTTTTGAAATGTGCCACTTGTACAAATCATTGCAATTCCACCATTTTTTGCCTTTCCACCCTGCATAATCTTTAATCTGCTCTGATGTTAGGCTAGTCCCCAGCAAGGCTTTTTCTGCATCTTCCTTTACGATAAAACTTTCTGCCATAAGTGGGCGGATATTGTCACACACAAATTCCCCGGCAACATGCCCGTTGAAAACGTCCCAGGTTCTATCTGCTTCTGCTCTGCCATACCCCAAAAGACGGGTAAACTCCGTAAACCAATCACCCCGGAAAACATCACCCCACACAAGGAACGGCCTTGTGTTTGTGCAGTATATATAGCACTTGAAAGGCGTGTCCAAATATGGCTTTGTCTTGCGAACCTCGACGGTCTTTATCTCGTTGGCAATCTTCTCCACCCACTCAGGGCGGATGCTGATAAGTACCGCTTTAGCCATTTTCAGCCCTCCGGTTCCATGCTTCAGTAGCTTGTTCTTCCGTGTCGTAAATATACACACGGCCCAAAATCCCGCCATCGCACTCATAGCTTGCAATCGGGCATTCCGGGTTTTCCTCGTGAGCGTGGTGAAGCATAAAGCCAAGCCCACTATAGGGATGTTCTCTATATGCCTCATCATGCAGATTTCCTTCGTCATCGCACAGAACAAGGCTAACTTTACCACCACAAAACGGGCAGGGCTTCAATTTGATCTCATCAGGCGTTTTCATTGCTTTTCCTCCTTCGGCGGCTCCGGCTCCTTCGCGTCCTTCTCCGCCGTCAGCTTTTCCAGCATGTCGGCAGCTTGCCGATTTGCTTCTTTTCTGTCGCATTTATTTTTCAAATTCACAGCACAGTCGGCGCATTTATGCTCGTCGCCTGCGCCGCACCTCAGGATTTTCACCAGTTCCGACACTTCGTATCTGTTTCCCGCATACTTGCACACCTCCGGGTGTTCGCACGTCGGACACACATCGCCGCGATACGGGCACTCGCCATTGGTGCAGACACCTTCAAAATCGGCGTACCATTTGCATTTCATTTTCCGTGCCTCCACTCTCTCCCTCGGTTAATCTCCATCTTCGCCCGCACCGCCTTGTCAATGTCGATGCCCAGATACCCGGCGGCAGACAGCGCCGTGATGATAACGTCTGCCAGCTCTTCACGGAAGTGATCTGTGTCTTCCGTCGCAAAGATAAGCTCGCGAATTTCCATCGAAATGAACAAAGCAGCAATCACGTTCTTTCTAGTTTCGTCGCTGTTTGCGTAAGTAATCACGTCAGCTATGCCGCTTTTTCTGAAATCCTCATTCGTTGCTATCAGCTTCCAAATATGTATTTCATCCCACAGCCCATGCGCCACCGCGTCCCTGTAAATCTCATCGCGCAATTCATTCAGCATGCTCTTTCCCTCCATCAAAACGGCAGTTCTTCGTCGTCCACCTGTGTGAACCCGCCAAAATCATTGTGCGGTTGCGGCGCATAGGCCGTCCCGCTGCCTTTGCTCGCCGCCGTCGTGTATGCCCCCGGCACGCTCTGTGTGCTGCTCTGCTGATTCTGCGGCGCCAGGAACTCCACCTCGTCGGCGACGATATCCCACGCCGTCCGCTTGCTTCCGTCCTTCGCCTCGTAGGTTCGCGTCTGGATGCTTCCCGTCACGGCAACCTTGCGCCCTTTGGCAAGATACTTGCCGCACAGCTCGGCCAACTGCCGCCACGCGATGACGTTCAAAAAATCCGTTTCCTGCTGACCGGTCTGCGCATTGCGAAAACGGCGGTTCACTGCAATCGTGAAGTTGCAAACTGACACGCCGCTCTGCGTGGATCGCATCTCCGGGTCTTTCGTCAAATTGCCGATCAGAAAAACCTTGTTCACGCTTTTCCCTCCAAGTATTTTTTTATATATTCCGCAGCTTCGCACCATCCCCGGCACACTGCCGCGCAATAGCCTTGTTTTTGCAAGTCATGCAGCCATAGCTTTTGACAATCGCTGACCGTTCCGCCCTTTGTGCGCTTCATCTCGACAAAAAGCCCGTGAAACTCTCCGCGCGGGACGGGCAGGAAGATGTCAGGCACTCCGCTTTTCAGCCCCTCAGCTTTCATCCTGCCGCCCGTCATCCAGCTTCGTTTCCCCTCGTTGGGGATGTGGAACATCAGCGCCAATTCCGGGTACCTCCCGCATTGCATCTCCGCCCAACGGAAAAGGGTCTTCTGCTCTTCGGATTCAGTTGGTACTTGCTTTTTCACGCTTAACCTCCTTGCATTTCCGTGAATCGCATCGTTGCGCCGTCAAAATACAGCGTAATTCTTCCGCATCGACCGCCCCGATTTTTGTCCAGAAACAGCTTCCTTTCCGGGTCGTCCTTGTCGTTCGGCGCATGCAGCAGAAGTACCGCGTCCGCGTCCTGCTCGATGCTGCCGGATTCGCGGAGGTCTGACAGTTTCGGCTCGTCGTTCCGCTCGCTCGCGCGGTTGAGCTGTGAAGCGGTCAAAACCGGGATTTTTAGCTCCATCGCAAGCGCCTTTAGCCCTCTTGTGACAACTCCGACTGCTTCCGCGCGGTTGTTTGTCTTCTGTCCTGCATCAAGCAGCTGCAAGTAATCAGCCACGATCAAATCAAGCCCGCCATGTGCTCGCGTCCTCAGCGCCATTCGGCGGATATCCTGCACGGTTCGCGCCCGTTCACTGATGCAGAACCTCTCTGACGGGATTTCTGCAAAGCTGTCAGCGACTTTGATGATCTCGTCTTCCGTCAGGCTGTGGCGTTCGATTTTGTCCACCGAGACACCGCTTTTCTGCGCCACAACACGCCCGACGACCTCGTCCGCGCCCATCTCGCAAGATACCAACAGGATTCTTCTGCCTGCGTCCAGCGCTCGAACGGCCATATGCAGCAGGAGCGCAGACTTGCCGACGGAAGGCCGTGCGCCGACAACAATCAGCTTTCCGCCCGCAATCAGCAAGGATTGATCGAGCTTCGGAAACCCTGTCTTTGCGATGGGTTCAACCGCTCCGCTCGTGAGTCGTGTATAAAAGCCGCAAAGCGCGTCTGTGCCGCTGATAATGTCTCCGTCGTCTGTTTGTCCGCCCAACTCGTTTAGACGCACCACCGCGCCGTTGAGCAGCTCCGACGTGGATATCTCACCATCGTTCGCGCTCTTGACTGTATCCAGACACGTCTTGATAAGCGCTTTCCGCATTGCCGCTTCCCGGATGTTCCGTGCCTGCTGATCGGCAAGCGCCGTTGTGACGGTTTCCGTGGCGACGACGATAGCCTGTTCAAGGTCGTCGTCGGAAATCACGCCTTCAAGCGTCGGGATATCGCATGGACGACCTTGCCTCTCAAGCGCAAGCGCGGCCTCAAAAATTCGGCGGCAGAACGGGATTGTGAACCATTCGGCTTTAAGCCCGGAATCGCTTGCCTTTGTGTCGCCCTTGATGATTGCACCGCAGAATTCGCGCTCAGAGATCTCTTTCGTGAGACTTTGGTACGGATCGTCCATAACTCATCCCTCCCATGCTGTCAGGCGGCTTGTCCGCCCATGTGTATCCTCGCTCTTTCTCTTTGCGGAGAATGCCCTCGACATACCGCCAACATCGGCTTTTTTCTGTCGCTCCTTGGGTTCTGCTTATGGCTTTCAGCAGATTTTCAGCTCCGTATTCAGCCCTGAGTCTGTCCATCGCGTCAAAGTCGCCCGAAGCACTGGCGGGTAAACCCATGCGCTTTGCAGTAGTCTCCACGTCTGCCTGTTCTTCCCGCATTCGCCGCAGTTCGTCGTCCGTCACGTCGTCGTAGGGGTTTGGGGTTACGTAACCACCACCAATATTCTTTTCTTGTTCTTTTACTTGTTCTTGTTCTTGTATATACGCATTTTGCTTGACGTTGCTTTCGTCTGCTTCCGTTTGCTTGGCTTTGCTTGGCTTCGCTTGGCTTTGCTTCAATGTGCTTGCGGTTGCTTCCGTCTGCTTGACGTTGCTTTCGTCTGCTTCCGGTTGCTTGGCACTTCCGCCTTTCTTCCCGCTTGCTTTCTTTGCTTCCAAGGATTCAGCGCACTGGTCGATTTTGAATTGAAGCGTGTCCCAGACATACCATTCCGGCGCGTTCTCGCCAAACGTCGGCAACTCGCCACGGTAGGCATAGGCCATCATGGCCATAAAAAGCCGTCCGCGCTGTGCGTCATCATATCGTTTGAGAAGAACTTCGATGTCTGGGAAGACCTTCAGATAATCCAGCATTCTTTTTCCCCTTTCTACTTAAAGTAAATGGCGGCAAGCCCCGGAATCGAACCGGGCGCGTGGGCAAAGTGCTTCGCGTCAATCTTGTTTAAGAAGGGAAGAAAAGGAAGAAACCTTGACGAATGGGGAGGGTGTTGCACCCGCGCGATGCCTTCCATGCTTGCCATAAGTGCCGCCGTTTTGCCCCGGCGGCTAGGCTGTCTGTGAAACGTCTTTTATTTGCCGTCTTTCCGGCTGCCAGAAAAAATGGTGTGCGGTCTTTCCCGCCGTCAGAATGTGAAAAAACAGTTTTGTCTTTCTGCCGTCTCTCCGGCTGTCAATTTTTTGATCGTCTTTCCGATCTGCCGATGCTAAAGGACACGTTCTTCGTCTTTCCGAAGCGCCAGAAATGAAATGTGCGGTGCCCGTCTTTCCGAGCAGCCAGTATGATCATAATTTGCCCTTGCTCCAATATCCTCCCTTCTGTTGGAGCTTTCGCCGTTTCAAGCAGTTCCTTCGTGCTTGACTTTACCAAACTTCTTCTGCTTGGCGCGCGGCGGTATCGACCCGCCCCTTCTTCTTGGCGCTGCTTGCCGCCTTGAAGCCGCTCTCCTGAGCTGCGCACCATGCGCAAGGGTTTAGCCCTTGCGGTTTTTTTATTGTTCCTTGTCTTCGGGCACGTTCTCCGGCGCGTCATGCGCCGCTCCCGTGTCCGTCACGTCTACGATGCCATCAGGTAGCGGGGATTCATCATCGACCATCCCTGTGCTTATATCGTGCGCCGCTTTCAGCGCGGCGGGCGATGCGCTCTTGTAATCGATGGACATAACGCCCCAGCGTCCGAGCAAGCGGCGCATGACGGTTTTCCGCGCCATAGCGTCCCAGTCGTCGCGCCAGCCTTTGCCCTGGTTCTTGCCCTTGCGGTTCTTCGCCTCGTGCGCCTCGATCTGCTGGACACTCATGTACACCGTCTTTTCCGTGCCGTTTACAAGGCGATAATAGCCGACATAGCCGATGATCGGCAGCTTTTCGCGCTCCGTCTCGTCCTGTTCCCAGCGGAACTCAAAGTCTTCGGTCAATCTATCGCAGGAGATCAGCTCTCCTTCGCGCACGTCCATCACGTTCAGCCGCTTGTATGCCCCGGTTCTGAGCGCGAGCTGAATCATGCCCTTGTAACCGAGGATAAACTGCGCTTCCGGAATTTTAATCCAGCTTCCGTCATCCGCTTTTTTGCTGTTGTTGAACGGCACGATGTAGGCAAAGCCGAGCGCGTTATCAACCGGAAGATCATAACTTGCGGCTTTGAGCGCCGCCTGAATGACCGTCTGCGGGGCTTGGCGAACCGCCGCCGTCAGATTTGCATCCGCATTGCAAAGCGTGATGACCGCCGAGATAAATTGCGGCGCTCGATCGCCCAGCAGATCGTTCAAGCGTTTTTTGTAGCCCTCGGAATCGAACATGCCGTTCAGAATTTGGTTGACGGTTCGCGCTGCAACGGGCGCGGTCGTGGCCGCCGCGACGGGTGCGCGGCTGGTGGTTGCGTTTGTGATGATTCCCGCCGTGTTCCTTGCTTGCCTTTCCATCTTTTATGCCTCCTTGACTGTGAATCGGCGCGTAGGTGCGCCAATCTTGATATATCTGTCAACGATTTCGGGGTGCTCTTCTGTGAGCCGCTTGGTGTCGATGGTCTTTCGCGGGCTGCTGTTTTTCCAGCTTACGATGTAGTTCGCACTTTCTCCGCGCTCAGATTCGCCCATGCACTCCTTGATGCGCTGCTCATACAGGGCTTTATCTCCCTCAAGCTCTTTGATTTTGCTCGTCAGCGTCATGTACTGACTGATTGCGTCGTCGCAGTCAAGCGTGATGGTCGAGCCGTCAGATACAGGATAACGCTTGGCTAGTATCTCATCCGCCGCCTTGCTTCCGTCAACGGGCGGGCATTTGCCTTGCTCGACATACTCGCGCCAGAAAAATTCCTCGGCGGAAATCAGTGCCTTGATCTGGTCTTCGTTTCCCTTGCGCTTGAAGCTGTATGTATACAGCCCGCGACCGATGACCAGCACGACGAGCTTCCACTCGTCCCAACCCGTGACCGCGAGGTAATGCATGCACTGAGCGTAGTACCACGGGTTGACATCCCCTCCGGCAAAGTCGGTCTTCGTGAAGGCTGATGTCGTCTTGATCTCAACGCCGATCCTCTTGCCCTTGACGCGGCGGTCGATATTTGCCAGCATGTAGGGATGCTCAATGCTCCGCATCATCTGATTGCATCTGACGATGTTCAGGCCGCTCTCTTCGGCGTATCGTCTCGCAACATGGTCTTCCAGCACGTTTCCGAGCCAGATCGCTTCGCTCTCGCTCTCTTCCTGCGGCTCGTCCGTGCTGGTCTTATCCGCCCAGACCGTGAGCGGCGATGAGAACGGGTTCAAGCCGATGATCGCGGCTGCATCGCTTCCGCCGATACCGGCTTTTCGAGCCGCGAGCCATTCTGCACGGCTCATGTTGCGCGTGTCCTTGTACACGGTGTAGATTTCTTTCATTTTCAGACTGCCTCCGCAAACGTCCATCCGGTTCCGAGCAGCTCAAGCCACTCTGTCGTGCTGATGCTGTCGGCGCAATCCTCACACAAAATCTTGCTGCCGATCTCCGCGATTTTATCGCCCTCATAGATCGCCGCCTTGCATCTGCTGCACTGACATACAGGGACATCAGGTTCAGCGTTCGGGCAACCGCTCAAACACGGGAAGCTGCGGCAGATATCACACATCCTTCTTTCCCTCCTTGTCCTTGTCCATTTCCGCGAGGATGCAGCACACCAGCAGCAGCGCCGCACCGACCACGCCAACCGCCAGCGTATACGCCAGCACCATGCCCAGCCCTTCAAGCAGCCGGGCGAAAAAACCGATGAACTGCGCTTTAAGCATTGATATTTCATCCTTTCCGTGCTATAATAGATATGGTTTAAATTTTCCATTGGCTTCCGCTCGTGTTACTGCACGGGCGGTTCTTTTTTTACCTTGCGATTCTCAAACGTGGCAATGCCACGCCGTCAAACCCTGCCTGATACTCAAGCCCTTCGGCTTGCATCAGCTCGTACAACCTGCGCTCTTCCAGCTTGGTCAGCGTCTCCGGGCGGTTAATCCGGTTGTAGAGCGTCTTTGTCGAGACGCCGAGGTTCAGCGCCAGCTCGGCCTTGCTCATGCCGGACACTCCGCAGAGCTGACCAACCTGCCGCCGGAAGAGATCGTCTTCCGCGTTCCAATTCCGCTGGCGCTTTTTCATGGTCAAACCTCCTTATCGAAGAATTGCGTCCAGTCAACATTCAATGCGTGAGCAATCTTTTTCGCTGTGTCAACCGTAGGGTCGCACAGCCCGCACTCGATTTGCCAGTAGGATGGCTGAGAAATGCCGGCCATTTCGGCAATGTCTTTTTGCCTCAGCCCTTTCTCGATGCGGATATCCTTTAGCCACTGTCTAATCACTTTATCACCTGCCTTAGCTATCGGTTATTTTCTTAGCTCATGCCTATTATATCATAGCTCAAGGCTATTGTAAATAGTTTTCAACTATTTTTTTATTCTTTACCAAGATAGTTTTTAGCTATATAATGATGTAAAGGAGGGCTGAAAAATGAACAGAATCAAACAATGCAGAGAAAAGTCAAACCTTAGTCAAAAATACGTTGCCGTTGCTCTCGGCGTAGCTGCACCTTCTGTTAGCAACTGGGAAAGTGGGAAGACAAAACCCTCGATGGATAATTATGTTAATCTAGCGAAACTTTTCGGCGTTTCCGTCGAATATCTGCTAGGCGTGGCGGACAAGGACGAAAGTGAAGAAAAAACTCCCACCGCTACTAGCGATGGGAGTAATAAAGAATATCAAGATGTTTTTAATCTCCTGAATAATTGGAATCGTCAACGTGCTCTTGACTTCGCAAAAGGTCTTTTAACAGCTCAAGAAGAAGCTCCTTCTGGTGAGAATTCAGTTTATTAACTACTTTCATAAAATCGCTCGTCAGCACTTCGTTTTCATTCTTCACAAAAATCACCTCATTATAATAGTCGAAGGAGTCTGTGCTCATGTCTCGCATCAATTCGGTTTATTACTTACCTTCTCCGGCGGCGGCATCTCAAACGGATTTCGCGGTTGAGATGCTACTACAATAATAATAATTATCATCGATATTCCCTCCATTGCTTACATTATATTCATGTTGGAGGGTTAAAAGAATAGAAAGAGGGTTAAGAAAATGAAAAGAATCGTTGCTCTGTTGGCTCTGATGTTTGCTCTTCTTCCCGTGCACGTCACGGCTGAGAACGAGATCGACCCGAAGGATTGCATACCGTTCCCGGCTGACTGTAAAAAAGCGGATGTCGCCATGGCTGCTCTGTATGCCGTTGATATCCCCAACCCCCAGAATTACGAATGGAGTTCAAACACGGAAGATTTGCATTTCACGGAAGACGGAGTTTTTTCGCTCTTGGGTGAAAAAGGTACATTAACAGGCGTTCCGAAGGACGGAAGCGGAAAAACGATTAAAATTTCTGTGTCAGCCCCCATACCCTTTTTCAGCTCGAAGAATATCGTTGTCGATTCGCCGGAAGGCGAAGAATTGTTAGTCCGTACCGGCGGCGGATTTATTATGGTAGGCACAAGCGGCGACGACTGCTTCACCAGCGAAGAGATTGAGGGAAGAAAATATGGTTTTGCTGATGCGTACCGAATCATGCCCAAAAAAGAGGGCAAGGGCGCAATCATCTACACGATAAACATGAGCAAGAAATACAAGATCAACATCACGGTCAAAAAGTCCGCGCTCATGTCTGAAGAGGAACGGCAAGCCCTGATAGAAAAGGCCGGGGAGAACGCAAAAATTGTTATCGCGGAAAAGAACGTGAACGTCCGCGCTGATGCGTCCGCTGATGCCGAGAAGGTCGGAAGCATCAAGGCCGGTGATGAAGTGATCGTCACCCAGCCGTACTATACGAAAAAGTGGCACCAGATTCTCTATGACGGCGAGCTGTGCTATGTTTCGGCAAGCTATCTTAATGTCAAATAAGCAAAAATCCGCTACTAATCGCTTGAGATAAAAGCAAGCGTACAAAAAATCAAAATGGAGGCATTTAACCATGAAAAAGAAGATTGCTATCGTATTGGCGGGCATGATGCTATCTGCCGGGGTTGCAATGGCCGACGTTGATCTAAAGAGCATGTCCTTTGATGAGCTTGTCGATTTACAAAGTCAAATCCTCGAAGAAGCTGTAAGCCGTGAAGAATTTAAGTGCGTATCCGTCCCCGCTGGTGAATACACCGTTGGTGTTGATATTCCGGCAGGAGACTATACTATTGCGAGCAACACAAAAAGTTCCATGGTAACGCTTTACGTGAACGGCTTTGAATCCGCATATTATCTGACAAGCACAGACCCGGTAGTCGGCAAACTCTCCCTCGAAGATGGGGATATCGTCTCAACGTCCGGCACGTTGGATTTCTCCACCTATAAGGGGCTTGGTTTTTAATCGCTTGAAATAAAAACAAGCGATGTTTTGCCGACGTCGACAAAACATCGGGTCGCGCTGAGCGACAAAAAAGGCGCGTCCTGATGGGCGCGTCTTTTCGTTTTAGCCTTTCGTGGGGCAATATGGTACCGGTGGGCGCGTGAATGCGATGCCGTAATCCTCAAGAGACAACGAATTGCCGAAACAATTCTCTGCCTTAAAGCATTCGATCGCTCTGTTAAAAGCCATCTTCTTTTGCTCGTGCGTAAGTTCTTCCGGGAGCCCCTTCAAGCAAGCTCGCAGATTCTCCACGATTGCAAGCACGATTGTGTTTTCATCCGCGTGCATTTCGTTCTCCTCAAGCATGGCCTCCGGAAGACGCAACGCAAACATTCGATTCACATCTTTCATGTGTTCACCGCCTTTCTTTTTTTATCATATGCCGATTTTCGAGGAATATACTATCAAATAATTATCAAAAGGGGGATTTTTTTATGGCAAAAGCAAAAAAGCTGCCGTCCGGCAACTGGCGAACACAGGTTTATCTCGGCAAGGATGCCGCCGGAAAGCCAATCGTTGAATCATTTACCGCATCGACCGCCCGCGAATCTGAGCGTCTCGCCGCCGTCGCTGCTGCCGATCACAAGCGGAAGAAGAAGCAAACGCTGACGCTCGGTCAGGCAATGGACGAGTTTATAGACACTTGCCGTGTGCAGGGCTATTCGCCGTCTACAATTCCGGCGTATGTCTCGATACGGGAAAACAGCTTTCCAATGCTTGTCTCTTTACGTCTGGATCAAATTACAGAGCGGGATATCCAAAAAGCGATTGACGCAAGAGCTAAAGACCATGCCGTGAAAACGGTTCGAAATGAGTTTTACTTTCTGCGCTCCGTTTTTGGCAAATATGCGCCTGATTTGAATTTGTCCGGAATTGTCATAGCCAAAAGGAAGAAGTCGAAGAAGCAGCTTTTCTCCGAAGGTTGGGCGCGAGACGTGCTGACCTATGCTAAAGAGCATTGGGAAACGGATTTCTACCTTTATTGTTGCTTCATTGTGAGCGCGGGCTTGCGCCCTTCTGAAGCGTATGCTTTGACGTGGGGCGATCTGTCCGCTGAACCTGTTTCCGCAATCAGCAGAGACGGGAAAGCGTACAAGATGGGGCTTTTAAGCATCGACAAGGCCACAGTGCGCGATGAATCCCGCTCATACGTCAGAAAAAACGTCACAAAGACAGATGCGGGAGAGCGCGCGCTTCGTCTCGACTGGTCTTTTTTTCAAAATCTGTACGACTGCAAGCCGCGAGGCGCTGACCACGCCCAAATACTGACGCTAAAGCCGAACCTCGTTGACTACCGCTGGAAAAAATGCAGGGCGGCACTTGGACTTCCCGAAAAGATGCGCTTTTACGATCTGCGTCATTTTTTTGCAACATCCGTCGCCTACTCCGGCGCGTCCGAAGAAGAGCTTGCCCGCGTCATGGGTCATTCAACGTCCGCTTTCTCGCATCAGGTGTACGTCGAGCTTTTCCGCGAACGGCAGGAATCCGTAAACGCCGAGCTGGCCGCAGGAACGGCGGCGCTCTACGAATCCATCAAAAAACCCGTGTGAAATTCCGTGTGAAATGATTTTGCAAAAGTTCACACGGAAAAGGAATGACGATACACAAAATGAGTAATGATTTACACTGAATAAAATAGACGGCAAAAGAAAAAATCCAGAAACCTTTGTGGCCTCTGGATTTCCTGTTTGGTGCGGTAGATGGGACTTGAACCCATTATGCACAGTTATTTTTCATTGTATTCACTAGCTTTTTCGTTTTTCGTGTGAAATTTCGTGTGAAATCATGCCAAAAACAGCTAGTTTCGAGATGCTTTCAGCTTCCGTATGGCCGCTGCATATGCCTTCGGTGCGACAATCTGCAAGCCTTGAATCGTGTCTTCCAGCGCATCGACAAGCTCGGCAGATGACAAGCCCGCACACGCAGCGCGGAACTCGCTTTCCGGCTCTGCCGCCATCGAGTACGCTGAAACGGGCACTTCCCTCGCATCCTGCACAGATTCGCTTGCCATGTGCGCCCGGAGGCCGTACAGCACTGCCAGACGTTCAGCATCTTTTACGCTCGTCCCTTCGCGCTTAATCTTGGTGATGGTTTCGTCGATCTCTTTCAGGTCGATCAATGCCGCTCACCGCCCGTCAGGCGTTGCGCAGCTCGTCCATCGCGCGGCGGATGATTTCGCGCTGTTCGCCGGTCGCGTCGCGCATGATTTCTTCCATCTTGCGCATCATGCTTTCGCGTCCATCGTCGCGGCTGTAATGCCCGCGCACATAATGTTCGCCGCGACGGTCGTTGCGCCCGTAGCTTCCGCGCACGTCAGCGCGCCACTCCGCGCTGTTGCTGTACCCTTCGTCCTCAAGAATTTCGATTTTGTCAATATTTTTGATGGTGTCGGTCAGCTTGTGAACGGTTTCGAGGTCACCGGGGTTCATGTCGCGCTTGGCGGCGATTTTGTCCAGCTCATCGCAAAGCATATCGCGCAAGTCGCGCATCGCTTTCATGCTCATTTTTTGCTCCTTTCTCACGCCTGCCGCGTGACGATCAGGTTTGCGTTGGCAACGTCAATCGCTTGCGCACTGATGTTTTTCAGTGCGACGGTTACGCAGCATCCACGCGGCACATCGACAAACGCAGAGACGGAAACATTAAAATAGTTCTCGACCGCCGCAGGGGTGACGATAGCGACGGCGCTATTCAGCGTCTCGCCGTTTATCGTCAGCGCAACGGAGATCGCTTCAACCGTTCCGCCAGTCGGAATGGCAATGTTCCCGGCGAAGTCCACAAAGTACCGCGCTCGGCACTGGTTCGTCAGGCCGCGAAGTGTTACGATTCCCGCGCCCTCTCGATGGACGATGCACGGAGAGCCGCAAATCGGCGTTTCGGTCAGCGGTAGATTCTGGCCAGCCGCGACAAGTGCCGTGCTGGCGTTGGTATACTCAGCCATAGATTATCTCCTTTCATAAGAAACGGCGGGACACATTCGCCCCGCCGTCGTTGCAGAATCAGCTCAGGGCTGAACAGCTCGGTCGCGCCGAACAGTTGCATCTCTTATGCGATTTTAGCAGCCACAACCGGCGTTAGCAGCGCAGCCGTAACCGTAACCGCCCGTGTAGGGGTTCGGCACCTGATACGCAGGGACGGCGACAGGCTGACGCAGCGCGTTGATGATCTGCGCAGTCTGCGCCCCCATCTCCGTGGTCAGCAGCGCAGACTGACGCTCCTGCGACGCGGCGCGGCGAAGATCGGTGTTTTCCGCCTGCAACGTCGCGATCTTGTCCTGCGTCAGGAAGTCGAGAATCGCACGGCTGTTGGCGTTCTGGTTGTCGATCACGTCGCGGGTGTTGCTGTTAAGCGTGTTCTGGATGGCGCAGAAGCCCTGCTGCATCTGGTTGCGCGTGTCGCAAGCCTGAGTAGCGAGGTTGTAATTCACGCCCTGAATCGCTTCGCGCGTCTCGCAGCAGCAGTTCGCCTGCTGCATCTGCATCGTAAAGAGCTGCTGCATGAGCGCCGCCTGCTGGTTGGCGCGGGAAAGCTCCGCCGCGCTGAAACCGCTATTGACGGCGTTGGTGATGGCGTAGGTGCTGTCGCAAAGCCCGTTCTGGATGGCGCGGATGCCGTTGTCAATGCCGTTGATGGCAAAGCCTTCGTTGATATCTGCGCGGGTCGCGTAGCCCTGGAAGCCCGGCGAATTGGCGCCGTTGTTGCCGAAGCCGCCGCCCCAGCCCATGCCGCCCCAGCCGCAGAACATGAAGAGGAACAGAACGATGATCCACCACGCGCCGTTCCCGTCTCCAAACATGCCACCGTTGTTGCGATTTCCACCCGTTACCGCCGCGATATCGGCAGGGGTCATTTCAGAGGTTGTCAAAGACATTTTCACACGTCCTTTCGTTTTTTATCGCTAACCGTGCGCACGGATTTAGCCGTTAGAGACCTTCAAAGAGGCTTTGAAACTGGCGCGCGATGCCGTAGAGCTGGTTAAACTGCTGCTGCGTCATCTTGCCGCTGTTGAGCAGGCGCTGAACCTCTTGCTGCGGATCGCCGTTAAATCCGGCCTTGAACCGCTTGAACTCCTGCGCCATCTGCTGAAACTGTCCCATCTGTCCGGGCAGATTCCCAGACATGCCCTGCATCGCATTAAACAGCGGGTTGCTCATCGACTGCATCCTCCTTTTTTCTGTTCGGCTTTTTTGCCATCGCATCGACCCGCGCCACAAGCGCGTTGAAGTCGTCGCGGGTCACATAATCGGCTGATTGCATGGAAGGCTCAGCCTGTCTCGGCGCCGTCCTCTCTGTGTAGTCAAAGATTCGCATAGACGGCATACCGCTTGCGTCCGCAGATTTGAGGTAAAACGTCAAAGATTCGCTGTCCATCAGCAGCACGCCGCTTCCGGGGCTGACCGGGTAGCTTTTTGCCGCTGCTTCGCCCTGAACCCAGATGATTCCGCCGCTATTTTGAGCTGGCGCTTGCTGCGCTGGCTGCTGCGGCATATACGGCTGTGATCTGAGCTGTGCGAGTTGATCTTGCATTGGCGGGTAATAACCGCCGTATGGCTGCTGCCATCCTTGCATCGGATAGGCCATAGATCATCCCTCCCAGTAGTAAAGGGGCGTTTCGCCGCCGCTGTCCCATGTGTCATACCAATCACCGTTCACAACCGCGAGAACGTGTCCATTTGTCGCCAAAACATAAACGCCGCGCGGAAAGTCTCGGCAGAAGTCCGAAACCGTGTAGCAGTCCGGGCACGTCTCCGGGATGCTGTGACGCTTGAAGCCTTTGCGCCGAAGATACGCGCCCCAGACGTGATTTGCGTTTGGCATGTCTCCAGCGCAGAAACCGTCAAGGCAAAGCGCGACGAATACATTTTCCCATGTTTGGCCTGTGGCCTTGCTTACCGCTCTAACCGCGCAGTCGCCGACACGAGATCGAAAAGGGTTCGGATTAAATGGAACAAACACGCTCTCACCTGCTTCTGCCCTCATTTTTGCATAAAAAAAGGACGTGCACCTATCAGATGCACGTCAGTTTTATATCGGTTTTTTGTCAGTCCCACATGTGTTCACTTGTTGCCTCGTGCCACTCGGCCTCCATATCGCCGATGGCCTTTTCCCAGTCCTCGCCGTCAAGGATGCGCTCGACGGCTTTTCTGCCTGCGCTGGCTTTGCGGTAGTTGGAGGCGCGGGAGTAGCTTTCCGCGCGGAGCATCGCGGCTGCCATCGGGTATCTCGCGCTCAGCTCTGCCGGATCGCTCTTGGGCTTGGCGGGATAGATGCCGCTGCCGCTATCCACAGCCCGCGCGAACGCTTCGCGGTAGGCCGCCTGCTCAGCTTTCGCCGCCTCAAGCTCTTTAAGCCCCGGAATCGCGGCGCGGAAATTCCGGCGACGCTCGGCGGTTTCGCGCTCTTCGGCTTCCTCGGCCATCAGCGCGGCCTTGATCTCCTGCACCTCGGCGGGATGCGCCTTGACCAGCTTGACGGCCTTGTCGCGCGGAGATACGGCCATCTTGTCGCCAACGAGGGAAAAGCTCAGGCCGGAGCTTTCCAGAATCTCCCGCGCGACGGTTGAGATCTGCTGTTTGTACTTTTCTTTCATGGTTTCTTCCTCCTGTCCTGTCAGGTTGTTTTCTTGTCCCTTACGGCTAAATTATACATCATTTTAATTTACTTGTCAAGTATTTTATAAATTACTTTTATTGATTTTTGCATTAAAAAAGCCCCGGCTTTATGGCCGGGGATATCTTATAGCTTGGTATAGGCTTTCAGGATTTTGTGGCGCTGTACCGCGCCGTCATACCAGATAAGCGCCGGCTCGTCGCCCCAGTTGCCAAGCACCATCCGCAGCGGATAAACAAGTCCGTCACCCAGATTTACAAGCGGATCGCCATCACAATTCTCGCCGTCAACGTTCGGCACCTCCACGATAATCTCATCATAGACATCACTATGAGGGCATGCCCACGAATAAATCGGCTGGTATTCGTGCGCCAGAACACCATAAGATTTGTAAATTGGGATTTTCATGTTTTTCTTCCTTTCTTTTTTGTCGGTTAATATTTTGTTGATTTTAACCGAGCCGATCCCTCTTACTGCCAAACTCACCGCCAACGAGGATGCGCGGTAGCCCCTTGTACATGATCGCATCCTCGCCGCGACTGTCAACCCATCGCTTCCCGCTGATTGCATCGACGGTCAGCGGTTGATCTGCTGTCCAGTCCGCGAGGGTAAACTGCACGCCCTCGGACTGGATCACAGCAATGATCCCGACATCCGGATGATCGACGAGATAAAATATCCCGTATTCGTCGATCACCGTCTCGGACACGATTGGGAGCGCCTCCGTGCGCTCGGTCTGCCAGTCATAGACGGCCAACCGCTGTGCGTCCCCCCGAAGGTAGGCTGTCGAAACGCCCAGCGCGTCCGCCAGCGCAGGCATAACCTTGTTGCCGGGGTTACTGCTCCCCCCTTCGTAATTATTGAGCTGCTGGGCGGATATACCCATCTTATCCGCCAGCTCTTTCTGCTTCAATCCGCGCAGGATGCGCAGATTTTTGATTCCCATCATTCCGCCCGCACCTCCTCGATCGCGGGCTCCGTGTCATGGCTGCCCAAGGCGTCGCACAACACGACGTCCTTGTTGCCGCAGCCGCGGCCGCAAGGGCAGGTGACAAACTTTGCCACAATCTGCCCATCGCGGACAAGGGAAACCGGCACAGTCGTGCCGTCTCCGCAAAATCCGCGCCCTTTGGGTTCGCCCCAAACGAGCGAATAGCCTTTTTTCAATTTCATGTTCATGCTTTTTTCCTCCTTTTTACGCGGCGACGAGCGCGCCGGTCATATTGTCGATGTAGCCGATCTCAAGGTCGCGCTTGCGGTTCCAGGCGTTGGTGTAGATGCGCGCGGAGACATAGGTGCGATTATGGCTGCCCTTGACCCAGTCGTTGCAAACAACCTTATAGTTCCAGCCGGACTCCTTGCCTTCCTTCTCGGCGGCGATCAGCGCCTTGGCCAGCGCCCACGCGCCCTTGAGCGCAACGCTCAGGCTCAGGCCAAAGCTCTTGACCATGATCCACGCGCGCTTCATGATAATCTGCTTGTTGTACTTCATTTTTGTTTCCTCCGATCAGGTTGTTTTCCTTGTTCTTTATGACTGTATTATACATTATTTTAGTTTACTTGTCAAGTGCTTTATGAATTATTTTTATTTATTTTTTGCATTAAAAAAAGCCCCTGCCATCAGGCAGGGGTGTTATCATCTGTATATATAGATGCAGACATCCGTCTCTTGATCTCGCGAATGCTACGGCTGACAGTTGCGGGCGACATGCCCAGCGTCATGCTGATCTGCACAATGCTGTAACCGCGCCAGAGCAGGTCAAAGACCTGTCCCAGCCGAACATGAACGTCAAAGCCGCAGCGGCGGGCGATCTCCTCTTTAGTGCGCCTGTCAAAGTCAAGGCGCACAGAAAACCGCCTCCCTTTACACGCTGGCTTCCTCGACCACTACGGGCGCGGTGCTCTCCAACTTTGCAATCTCGGCATTCACCAACTCGACAAGCTCATCCGTATCTAACTTATATCCATGCGCGTCAAGCCGCTCCTTTACCCACGCCAGCTTCTCTTCACCGCGCCCGGAGCCGGTGTACAGCTTTTCGGCGGCGAATACGAGGATAGACACGAGGTCGCGGATTTCACGGCGCTGGTCAAGCGTCGTCTTGGCCTTGATCCACGGAACGACATACCGCGTAATCAGCGCGGCCACGAGGACGATCAGCGCCTGAAAGATGGGAGTCAAGTCAATGTTACTCATACTAGCTTTCCTTCCTGCCCGACTCTCAGTCGGGCATTGTCATATTGTCATCTAAAACTGTGGTTTTCCAAACACTTGTGATAAGTGTTTTTGATGATATTGGTTGCCTCTATCGTTTTGTGGTTCGCAAACTGCGGATGTGACTCACAATAAGCATCATAAGCATTGATATCGTCAAACACCTGCTCAAAATGCTGCCGTGAGTGGCTCAAATCCGTTCGGTAGTACAGCTCATCCGCAAACCGCTGGATGCGGGCGCGGGAGATTTTAGCAAATTCAAGGTCATTTTTTGCCTCAATCCGCCCTATGCGCTCCTCCAATGAGCCAACGAGCGCCTTTCGCAGACCGCGAAATATCCATGACAGCGGATGCACCTTGATCGGTGAAATCTCGATCAGGTTAAGCGTAATGTACACCAGAACGAGTGTCAGTGTGCTGTGCGTCGTGACAGCCGCTTGCAAGCCGTCCAGCAGCTTTTGTAGAGTCATCGGTCAATCCTCCGCAATCGTCCATTTTCCCGCCAGCGTGATATACACGCCGTCGTTCCCGCGCAGGGTCGTCGTGTTCGGCGCTTCGCCGCCCGTCTCGTCCTGATCTCCGCTTCCAGGCGCATCCTCAACCAGATACTCGCTGGACATGTACCCGGCCTCGCCACTTTCCAGCGCACCGAAGACCCAGCCCGTGCCGCCCGCCTCGCGGATGATGTTCACCCGCGCGCCGTTCTCGGCCTTGGCGATGATCTTTGACCGCGTGCTTGCGCCCTCGCGGATGTTGAGATATCCGCTGGTGATGTTCACCGTTGCATTGCCAAACATGGTCTCACCTCCCTCCACGTCGTCTGAATAACTGACCGCCTTTAGCGGGGCGGCGAACGCCCAATTTTGCGACGCGGGCGACGCGACAAAGCCCGTCTTGGTGCTCTGCGCGTTGAGCACGCGCCCATCCTGTCCCATCAGGCCAATGTGATAGCAGTCTCCTGGCTGCTGGTTATACCAGCGGTTGCCGCTGTCGTCCTCGCGCCACGGCCGCAATTTGAAGACCGCGTAGCCGGGTTTTGCCTCCGATACGGGCACATATTCGCCGACGCGTAAGTGAGCGATGGAGTTGCTGCCGTGCTCGATTGTTTCGCCCAGCTGTTTATACGCCCAGACAAACGCGCCCGAACAGTCTACGCAGCCTTCGCGCGCCGCGCCCAGCTCATACGCCCAGCGCTCGTCCAGCATGCGCTGAAAAAGGTTGATCAGTGCGCTCGCCTTAATCATCCCACGCACCTCCCGCGCGGATGAAGCGGCCAACCAGCAAGCCAAGGCACAGGATCAAAATTGCCCATTCCATTCAAGTGTCCCGCCTTTCTAATCGATCTCCTCCATCGGATCACCAGCTTCTTCCACCGCGTCCAGCGCATCATAATACGCCTGCGCCAGCACCTCAATCTCCTCAATGTCTGCCTCACTCAGCAGGCCATTGTCAAGATGGGTGTATGCCTTGTCCAGCCAATAGGCTACATCTCGCCCGGCGGCGATCTCGCGCTTGATGGAGCGCAGGGTCAGGTCATGTCTTGCTTTGCTTTTGATTGCCATATGCTTTTCCCCTCCTTTAGGTTGTAGTCATAGACGCAATCGCGTCCTCAAGATTTTTGATTACGATGTTTACGTCTCTTTGATAGTCCAGTTTCAACCCCGCGCCGTCGCTCGCTTGCACCACGATGTCGGGCGCGTAAGCGGTGAGGGCTTTGTAGGCGGCGATCTCGGCAGGGGTGAGCGGGGTTTCAACGGGGGTGGCAAGGATTGCGTTTTGTTCGGCAAGCGTTTTTGTGTTGTCAAAACAGGTTTTATCAACCCTCTGCACCTTCACCCCTCTTTCCAAGTCCACCTCATCGCAAATCCATTGCTGACCCTGCGGGTCGGTATAGTTGCCGCCGGACGTGACAGGAATGCCAGGTAAGCCATTGGGTGTGGGTAGGGTGAGGAGCTGTTCGCGGTATGGGGAGTATGCGGTGGCAGTTGTGCCGAGTTCGAGCTGAATGTCTGTAACTTCGACTGTTCCAATTTCATTCTGGTTTAGGTATATTCCGAGAGTGTTTGTATCCTGCTTGGGAATAAAGGTTTTTGCAACGAACTGTCTTATATCAGGTAAGTAAACGGACACCCTGATATCTGCCCCTTGCACTAATTTTTCTTTATAGCTGATGGTATATTGTGCGCCTTTCTTCAACTCTGCCGTAAAAAACGCTAAACGGCTGTTTCCACCCGTGGAATTTACGATTTTAACGCCACCTTCAATAACTTCAGAAGGTGATAGTACGCGGCGAACGCCTTGCAGCAAGTTCTTTCCCGTCACCTTCACCGCCACGCTCCCGCCGTCACCAGCGCTCACGATAGGCACAGGTGCATCCGGCGTGGGCGTGCCGTCCTGCGTGCTTTTGCCGTAGACAGTCAGCCCGCACAGCGGAGCGGAAAAAGCGTCAGAGACAGATACAGTATTGCCAGTTTCGCTGCCGATCAGGATATTCTGGCGCACTTTGTCGGCCTTCTCGGCAACAGCCTTCTCGATTTCCGCCAGCCGCTTACCCGTTGTGGCCGCGTCCGCCGCCTCCCCCTCCTGGGTCAGCGTCGCGTCGATGACAGCATCCTTGCCCGGTTCGCCTTTTGCGCCTTGCGGCCCTTGCGGCCCTACCGCGCCTTCCGTTCCTTGCGGGCCGGTCTCTCCCGTGTCTCCCTTCGGGCCTTGCGGCCCTACAAAGTCGCCATTATCCAACCGCCGCTGTACTTCGTCCGCGATCGCCTGCGCGGCGTTTCCCGCCTGCTCAACGTTGGCCAGCGTGCCAGTTGCTTTGTCGATCCATGTTTCGACCGGATCAGGCGCTGGGGCAGTTGCATTGCCAAGAGACTCGCTGACGCGCGTACAGGCAATCGCAGTCTTGATGACCGTGCCATCCGCGTCTCGGATTGTGATTTGGGCTTGCCCGCTTCCGGCTTTATCGCCGATATCCGCGCTCGTGATCTCCCACGTCAGGATACCGTCCTCTTGTTTCACCACCGCCGGATACTCCGCCCGGCCAGGCTGCTTGACCGTGATCGACGCAATAGCATCCGGATACTGGCTCAATATGCTTTTTAGGTCGACCAGTACCCGCGTCGCGCGATTTTCGCCGACACGGCCAAGCAGCAGCGCTTGATCGCCAAAACGGTCAAACGCCAGAATGATATCACGCATCACGATCTCTCCCTCGTTTAACTCAAGTTCAAATTAGCATCCTTGTGTTTTGTTGAGGCCAACAAAACACGCATCCACTTGTTTTCTTAAGAGTTTGCCCCGCTCACACGGGCGGGGCGTTGTCGGTTATTCTTCCGCCAGCTCCGGCAGACCCGCGTCCACCAGCAACTCTTTGACCTTCGCCTTGAGCTTGGCCGGAACGTCCTTGTACGCCGTCTTGCCCAGAATCACGCGCTGCGCAAAAAACATCGCCATCATCGTTTCACCCCCTTTCCCCATGATTTTCAGCATCGTCCAGATGACCAGATCACGCATACACAATTCCTGCCATCTCGGCCATGCAGTCTTCTACAAAATCGTTTCGGTCGCTGAGCGCCTGAATCTGCGCTTTGAGGAGCGTGCGCTCCTTCTCTTCAGCTGTCGGTTCGGGCGCAGGCCGCGCGTCAAAGTCCGCATCCATCTCGGCCTGTGTCCGCTGCACAACCAGCCCGTCCACGAGCTTGTAGCGGTACACGCCGCGCTCATCCGTGAGCGGCTCGAGCAGATAGTTGTTCTGCGCGTGCCGGTATCGGTCGCCCTCTCCCTCATCGATAGCCGTCCAGCCGTCGCCGCTCACAAACGCGTCGCTGTTGATCGCCGTCACGCGCCCCGCGTCGTCGGTCTGCACCAGCACTTTGCAGCTCTCCGTGTCCATGTCATCCCTCCTTTACAGGTCGGCAGAAATGTCAATATCTCCTTGCGGCGATATCGTACCCGTCAAAATACCTGTTTCAGTGATTGCACATTTAATAATTGCTCTGTTGACGTTTGCGCTGTGCGCTGTTGCAGTTGCGGTTGTCGTTCCTTGCTTATTGCCGAGAGTATAATAAAATTTACCCGATGCTACAACTGACGGATTAACACGCATCGTTTGTAATGGAATAACGCAATAAGAAACGCCACTTGCGCAATAGCCAACGAACGTTTCGTTACTAGCTGTTATCCTCCGATAATATCGCAAACATTCGGCCAGTTCCGCCGCGTATCCCTTCGGCACATACGGCGGCAGGGTCTCCGCCGTGTATTCGCCCTCGTAGAGTGCCGCCCAGCGGACGACCGCCGCCGTGCCGGTGCTGCCTGTGTCCGGCGAAATGTACACGTTCACCACTTCATCCCCGGTCAGGCCATCCGGCTTTGTCAGCTTCAGCACCAGCGTGCGCTCTACTGGATCACCTTGAAAATAGCCTGGATCGCCAAAATTTACAGTACCGCTGCCGATATATGCATATAATCTGCATGCAACTGGAAAAATGCCATGCACCGCAAGCGTCATCACGTCGGCAAACCGTTTCGCCTCAATCCGCTGCTGAATGCCCGCCGTCCAGCTCGTTTTATCCGACACGATTTTCAGCCCATCTGCCGCCTGTGAAACCGTCGCGCCGCTCGTCAGCATCCAGCGATCCACAGCATACCCGGTCGCGCCGTGCGCCCCGTTCACGCCCGCCTGCGCAACCGGGTGGACAAAATCGCTGTTGTCCAGCAGGTTGTACGGCTGGCCAAAATTATACTTGGCGATCTCAAGCGCCACATTCTCCGCGAGGTTGTCGATGCTTCCGGTGTCGCCGCGCGGGATGGTCAGCTCGATCACCGGCGCTTCCGCCGTACCGGTCTGCTTGACGCTGGCTGCCGTTCCCGGCTCGCCGGTAACAACTTTGACCGTAATTTCCGGGGTTGCGCCAGTCGCGCCCGTGTTTCCCTTATCTCCCTTTGGGATAGCAAAAGACAGATTATAATGGCCGTCCACAAGCGTCAAGCTTGCCGTCGGCGTAGCACCCGCTTCAAGACCGGATGCCTGCACAGTCATGTTGTCGATTTTTCCAGCGGCGGTGTTTGCTGCTTTGGTTGCTGTGTTGGCGTTGGTCGTCGCCGTCTGTGCGGCCTTGGTCGCGTTGTTTGCGTTCGTGGCTGCTGTGTTTGCTGCTTTGGTTGCTGTGTTGGCGTTGGTCGTCGCCGTCTGTGCGGCCTTGGTCGCGTTGTTTGCGTTCGTGGCTGCTGTGTTTGCTGCCTTTGCTGCCGATTCTGCGGCGGCAATTTGCGCCAGAAGCTCATCAAGCGACGGAATGACGTTTTTCTCGTCAACAATCGCGTCCGTCATGCTGCGCACGACATAGCCGTTTCCCCAAAATACCGACTTGCGGCTTTCGCCGATGGAAACCTTAATGATGAGATTAAAGTTGCCGACGACGTAATAGCAGCTCTCCGAAAGCGTGAGGGTCACGACATTGCCGCTGATCGCTCCCGTGATGGGAACGGTATACCCGTCTGCGCGGATAAAATAGCCCTGAGCGCTTGCGCCGCTCAAGTCAATTTCTTGAGCGCCTCGGTAGAGGGAAAGATCGAAGATATGCGCGTCCTTGTCGTTTGACGCATACAGCGACTTTAGCGGGGTCATCTGGATTTCAGCGTCAACGTCAATTCTGCGCTTGAATACGCCGAGATTCAAAGCCATCACTCCTTTGCCAGCTTTACAAGCACGCTGCCGTTTTTGTTGCGCTGGATGGCTGCAAGTTCGGTAAATCCTTCGTAGATTTCGGTCACGCCGGGTTTCGTCTCGTCTGTCTTCTCAATCCTGCTGTTGTCCTCGAAATCAGCGGCAATTTCCGACAGGCGACGATTGCCGGGGATCTCGATCATCAGACTTCCGGATTCGCTGGTTGGGCCGAACGCCCAGTTTGCATCAAGCGTCTTGCCTTTGCTCGTCGTGATTTTCATTTGCGGATTCCTCCTTCATGCTTAAAAGGGTTCTCCTTACCTTATCAATTTGTTGCATTGCCGTTAGCAAACGGTCAAGGTTTGATCTTCCCGACGTTTGCACATCATCCAGGAGAATAAGCGCATTTCCGAGCGCAAGCGTCATTCCGTTTATATCGTCCATATCATCAACTCCATTTTAAATATTGAATCGTTGAATAAGACAGTCCTGTCACAAACGTTTTACTATCTCCTTTTACGCTTTTTACTGTCCCATCACTGTTCAAATTGACTTGCGAAACATACACGACTGTCCCGGTGCTTCTTCCTGTGGCGACATCTAGGCTTTCCAATGATATAGGTTTCGTGTCTAAAGTCATCGAATTAATCACAGCTTTATTGTTTACACCAAGAAAGTTCGTAACTACACTTTCGTTCATTGTCAGCTTAAAATCTGCCAATTCAGCGGATAGCTGGTCTGCCGTGACGTATCCTTTCAGCGTGATCTTGTCCGCTTTCAGCTCGATTTCGCTGTTCAGACCGTCGATTCTAATTTCTGCGCTACTAACTCTTTCACCGAGCGCGTCCGTTACAGTCGCGTCCGCTTTTAAGACAATCGAGCTGTTTAATCCGTCAATCTTGACTGCTGCGGACTTGATATCCCCTTCTGCTGTTTCGACACGCCCCACAAGGCCGATCTGCCCGTCCGCGCCGTTCAGCGTGATTTCCGCCGACGATAGACGTTTTCCCATATCCGTAACCGTCTTAGCATCGGCCTTCATGTTGATAAGGCCACCACCAGCGGCGGTCGCTGAAATGGCGGCGTTCACGTCCTCAAACTTGTTATGCCGACCAACAAGCATTGATACAAGGCCGCCGTTATCGCTCGATGCGGTAATCAGGGCATTGATCGTCTCAACGTCTCCCGCAAAGTTTCCCGTAATTGCTGTTTTTGTTGCGTATAGGTCGGCGTGATTTGCCTCGATCTTCACGCCTGCTTCCCTTTGCCAAGATTCTGTTGCAGAATAGAAGTCGTCATAATCACGCAGCAAGCCGAGCAAAGTGTTTCTCGAAATGCCCGTTCCTTTAGATGTTCCGCTGCCGATATACTTTTTTGTGCTGTTCTGCGACGAGCCGCCTGTGACGGTGTTGTCCAGTCGCACTAGGTCTTCCGCCGTGTCGCGGATGTTGCTTGCAAGCGTCAGCCTTACGCCGCGCGGGTCGCCGTAAACGTCGGAGATGCTGCGCACAAGGATTCGCTCTTCCATCTTCACGCCGTAATCAGGGAGCGCAAGCCGGAAAAGCCGACCGATTCGGAAGGAATCAAGACTTTCTCCTGTCGCGGTCGCCAAATCAACGCCGTTGATCTCAATGCTGATTCGCGGGTTTTTGTGGTCTTCGAGATATCGCGTGATGTAGCTTTGCAGGCTCTCGGCAGTAACGCCCTCTCCGGCGGTGATCGTCTTCGTGATGATTCCCCACACGCCGACGGTCGGGCCGTCGATATAGTGCGGCTCTGGGAGACTCTTGCAGTAAATCCGCGTGCAGAACTCGTCATCGGATATCGAGACGCTGACGCTTTCGAGGTTTCGGCTCAGCCGTCCCTCGCAACTCGCGGTTGTTTCGACCGATACGACGTTCACCCGCCACGGGAAGCCGTGCGTATCGTCAAATTCAAGCGCGTAGCCGTCTTTCTCATCGCCGACCACTTCCGTCATTGCTGACAGGATGTTGTTGCAGTTATACGCATATTCGATGCTTGCGCTTTTCGCGCACGTGCCGAGAACCCAAGGCTTTTGACCGTTTATGAGCGTCGTCTGGTTTGCCAGCATCGCCGTCAGCACTTCGGCGCACGTTCCGCTGTACGTTCCCTCGCCGGGAATGATCGCATCGCCGAGAATCGCCGCGCTGTGCTCTAGGTCAACGTCTCCTGTGATGACATAGCACTCAGACGCGCCAGAAACTCGGTAGACGCCCGCGCTGCCGTCGATGGTATAAAGTTCCACCCATGCATGGAAAGGCGCTCCTTCGCCCGGAGGAAGCGTCATGGAAGCATCATGCGGCGGTACAAGCCGCTCGTTAATGGACAGCGTAACGGGATGGAGACGGCACACCTCGCGGAGCTGCGCGTCAAGCAGACGCGGAAGCCTTACGCTCATGTGTAATACCCCCTCACGCCGAATCTCGTCTTTGCTTTTCCGTCTGTGGAGACGGACAGCTTGCCAAACTTCCCGGCTTCAAGCCGCAGCTCGTCGCTTGATTCGGCTGTTCGCTTGCTCAGCACGCTTTTGCTTCCGATTCGCGCGTAAAAAACGCCGTGCTCGTCCGTCCCGACTTCCAGCGCCGAGCCGGAAGGGAGCGCAAGCCCGGAGAAGTGCAGCGCGGTTTGTCCAGCTGTCAGGTCTACGCTCGTGATCGCGCCCGTTCCGGCGTTGGTCACGCTCGCCCAAACGCGGGAATCATCCGCAAAGCCCGGCGCAATCATTTGAGCCTCACCGTTCCCGTCAACCGTCGCGTTTCGCGGGTATTCGCTTTCCCAGAAGGGGATTTCAAAAGCCGTGAACGTCGCCGTCAGGCTGTTTGTCCAGCGCAACGCGGAGAAGTTCGGCAACGTCTCACAGATGACGTGCAGCCGCCTTTCGGGTCGGTCGTTCGTCGTCAGAACGCCGCCGAGAATCGCCCACTCCGTCACTTTCTCCGCGATGAGGGCGCGGCGAACGGTGTTCTGCTCGTGGATTTCAAATTTCACTTCGACGCTCAGGCTGTTCGTCGTGCGCTTCGTGATTCGCTGCCCGCTTCGGCCTGCAAGCGGTGTCGTCACAAGATCGCGCACGGGCGAAACGGTGCTCACGTCAAGCACATAAATTTCCGGGTCGATGCTCGACAAATCAATGCCGTTCAGTCGGCAGGCGTATCTCGTCATCATACGTTTGCATACCTCATAGCTCTTGCGCCCTTGGCAATGTTGCGGCTCACGCGCTGCGTCACAAGATCGCCTACTCTATCCGCGCCCATGTACACGCCCACGCCGTCAAGCGCTTCGCGTACAGCGACGGCGACGGCTTGGCTGATGCTCTCCGCGCTGATACCGCCGACATTCCCGGCGCGGTAGGCCGTCGCGTCTGCGCGGTTCAGAACGGCTTCGCCTGCATGTAGGATTGCCGGGAAGTCATTATATGGAACATAGTCAAGGCCGGTTGCCTTGCGCGGAGTTCCCGTATTGTGCCAGTTATTTCCGTATGGATTATTAGGGTTGCTGTCTCTCTTTTCAGTGTCCAGTCCCAAAAAGGTCTGAACCTTTTCAATAGCCGTTCCGGCCTTGGAAATCACGCTGTCAAACCACCCCGAAATACTCTCAAGGATTCCGCTGATCGGGTCAGAGAAGGTGGCGTTAAAGAAATCGGCTGCGTTAGTCAGCGCATCGTGCGCCCAGTCATAAACAGATTTAAAAGCGTCAGCCACGTTTTGGACGATATCCGTAAGGCTAACGTCAAACTTCGACTTGAAGAAATCGTCAACTGCCGTCAGCGCGTCGCTTGCCATGGTTTGAATGGATTCAAACCACCCGGCAAGCCCGGACACGATATTTGTCAGCGCGTCGGCAACCTCAGTTCCGAAGAAGTTCTTTACCGCTTCCAGCGCTTTTCCAGCCCATTCCTTAATGTCTTTCCAGTGGGTAACAATCGCTCCAACCGCCAAGCCGACAAGGACAAGAGGCGATTCCATGGCAATCCACGCGGTAACGATGCCGCCAAGAACAACCGCAGCCGTTTGGAAAAGAGGATCGTCAACAAAGGTGCTGAAATCCTTAAGAAATTCCTCTACGTTTTCGGCTGTCTCCTTGTCAAAGCCGTTGAAAAGCAGCGCCAAGAAGTCCTCAACGCCCGTGAAAATCATGCCCGCAATGTTACCAAACGAGCTGGCAATATCGAAGAGCGCCTGCGCGGTGTCGCTGGGTTTTTCTTCGCCGCTGCTCCACGCCAGAATCTTATCCAGAAGGTCGATAACGCCGTCAAAGACCCAGTCGGTAGCGTCTGCCAGACTTGATGCGAGCATACCGGCGCGCATTTGAATTGTTTCGTCGGTGAGAAAATCCGTCACTTTTTCGATTGCCGGAATCAGATTTTTTCTAAAGCTCTCGCCAATCTTGGGCATAATTCCGTCTGTTCCGTATAGCGCGGAGTTGAGATTGCCGATTACGGTTTCCCATTCGTGGCCTTCTCTTCCCGCTTGCCCGATAACACCGGAAGCGGTATACATCTCATCAACGACGTTGAGAAGAAGGTTCTGTTTCTGCGCCTCTGTGAGTTCAGACCATTTCTTCCCGTATACTTCAAGCGCCTTCGATGCGCGGGTAGATTCGGAGATTTGGAGACCGATTGAATCGCCAGCCTCTACATTTCCACGCAGAAACGATCTCAGCCTTACATCTGCGTCTTCAACGCTGATGTTATACGCGGCTGCACTGTCAGCAGCGAGGCGGACATATTTATCCATCATGGATATAGCTTCCGCCGCGTCCACGCCCGCGCTCCTAAACTGCATGAAGGATGACGTGCCAACGCCTTTAAGTCTTCCGGCCAGAATGTTTGTGTCCTTGCTGATCGTGTCAAGAGTGCCATTTGCAGCAGATTCCAGCTCACCGAACGTTTGACTGGCAAGAGAATCAAGGGCTTCCTTGTCTGCGGAGGACACAATCGCCTTTTTCACGATGTCAAAAATCTTGGAAAACGCGCTTTTAATTCCGTCGGCCAGCAGCTTGGCCTTCGCAAGCGTCCACGCGCTCAGGCTCTCCATCTTCGATTTTCCGTTGCTTTCGACTGCGGAAAACATGCGTTCCCACAACGTCTTATTTCTTTCCGTTGTCGTCTTCGTCGCGCTTTCCGTTCCCTTGGTCGCGTTCTTGATGCCTTCTCCCGCTTCCTTGGCTGCGTTCTTTACGGATTCGGACGAGCGCCCAATACTCTGCGCAGCAGTTTGCGCATCGTTTTTAGCTTTGCGGATGCCCTGCTCGTACTCCTTCGAGTCCAGCCCGATCTTGGCTACAAGCGTAAACAAATCCATGCTTTACCCCTCCTCTCTTGCTTTTTTTCTTCTCTCGTGCTCGGCGATCAGATCGTCAATAATCTCCTGACCCGTTCGGTTATCCTGCTCCACCAGCCCGACAAACTCCTCATAGCTCACGGGTTCGTTCCCCATCGCCTGACAGATGGCGGAAAGCATCTTCGCACTGTACACATCTCCCAGCCATTTTTGACGATCATCTGCCAAAAGGTCGGAGAGTGCCTCGATTGTCGGCGGTGCTCCGTGCCTGTAAATCGCCGCCGTTACAGCTTTCCGACCGTATGCACGGACGACGTAAAAAAATCCATCAGGTCGGGGTCTGCGAGTGCGTTTTTCAGCTCCTTGATGGTCTGCATGCCCTTCTGGCTGCGGATTTCCTCAACGGTTTTGCCGTTGATTGCCGCCAGAATGGCGAACGTGTCTTCTCTGTGATCGCCCAGCAGCAGTGGAACGAACTTGCCGATCATCATAGAGGTCTGCTGGATGTTGTTCATGCCGCTTTTGCTCAAATCGGCGATTTTCTGAAAGGTCTCCGTCGTCTTCTTGTCAAAGCCGATCCGCTCAATCGGTTCCGCGATTTTGCAGAGGCAGACAGACAGCTCTTCGCCATTCATTTCCGAAAGTTTCATTTTCTCACCTCAAAAAAGAAAAGCGCCGAAGGCAAAGCCCCCGGCGTGTTGTTACTGCGCCGCTTCGTCAAAAAAGTAGATCGCGCAAGGCGCGTATTCGTTGTTCTCCACGGTGTCTTGGTATGCGTGGAACTCGACCGGGATTGTGCCCTCGCCTTTGTCGCTGAAAGTCAGCGTCGCGCCCGTGTTGTTCAGTGCATTGTCAAGCACGATGGCGACAAGCCCCTTGGACATGTTGCCGAACCAGACGAGATTCTGGATATAGTCTCCGTCCTCGATATTGGTTCGCAGTTTGATCGTGGTCTTTTTGCCAGTCGTGAAAGACTTGTCCTCGGTCTTCTCAGCCGTGCCGAGTGCAAGCACGAAGTTATCCGGCATGATCTCCATAAGCGTCGCGGTCAGCTTGATATCCCAAGCATCAATCACCGTGCTGCCCTTGAACTCATACCGCTTTCCGTCGGCTTCGATGCTGCGCATGGTCGGAGACGCGGTAAACGTTCCGCCGCCTCGCGTCGCGCCCAGCGTCTTTGTGCCGTCCTTAATGGCGGCGAAAAGCGCTTCTTCGAGCGTGCTGTATTCCGTGTAGGTGCTCAGGTCAAAATTTTTGAGAAAAGCACCCGCGTTGAGCTGCAACCGCTCGAACGTCTGCGGTCTGACAGCCGTAACAGGTCTGCCCATTTATTTCACCTCGATTGATACGAATTGATTTGAAAATTGAGATACGCGACTTTGATTTCCGG